GAGCGGCACCGCCGTGCGGATGCACCAACATATTTTCCAATGTCGCACAGCCATTAAAATATTTTGATACGTCTGTCCGACCTTCGAGCCGTGGAGATAATTCCCCGGCAGTGAAGTTCGATAATGCAGCGGCAGCTTTTGCCATTAGCTAGAACCTCGATGAGATAAAGGTGTTGGCTTCAATGCTGCCGTAGTCAGCAACCTGATCCATCGACCCCGGCATACCTTCTGTCGCATCGACAAACCTGGCTTCTTTAAGTTTCATTTCATACATCTGAAACATATTGGTGCTTAACGCTGATGAGGCGACTAATGGGTAGGCCATCTCTGCCGCCAGCCTTTGTGCCAGGGCATCCTCCAACAAGCGGTCGTATTCATTTGGGTCTGTAATACGAGCGATATAAACAAGGTTAAACGTACTGTCGTTAGTCACGACCTTGCGACCCTCAACCTTAAAAATTGAGTCCAGGTACTGCTCCTGCAAAACGCGCAAACAATCTGATGGCAGTGTGTAGGCGTAGGACCACTCAAATGCGGGTGCCACAGTATCAGCCGACAGCTCCACTCGCTTGATCAGACAATTCCAGGGGTGAGCCCGAAACACTGAATCTCTTGTCGGCTCATATCGTTGATTGCACAATCGTGCAGACTTACTGTCTTCAGTGAGTGAAATAATATTAGACGCACCAATCATGTTTAGTGCGGTATTGCAGATATCGACTTCTGAAGACATTTAATATTCCTATAAAAAGGGGGACAGCCGAAACTGCCCCCCATATCGTTTAAGAAACGACGTAGTGGATGATGAAGGATAGATCGCCTTCAGTCCCACCAGCGGCAGCCATCGTGATGGCTATGTAGTAATAACCTCCACCATCGCTGCTTGCGCCAGCAAGCTCCCACATCTTTTTACCAACACCATTAATGTTGGCAGCTTCATGTCTCACGTCAGCCATCGCACCAGCGTCAGCAACGGTTGTGCCGAAGAGGTCTTCGTCCACAACAGTTCCATCAGTTTCGTAGATACCGACGTTAAACGTGTTACTCCCACCCAACGTATCTGAACCGACAAAGATGTGCGGGACAGTTGCGTTTGATGGAATCGGAGCGAGCATCAAGATGTCATTGTCATCTGAATCACCCGCCGCAACCACGATAGTTCCCTGCGCTACACGCATCACGCCATGTAGGTTGGCAACATCATTTGCAGCCATCGGGTCGGCTTCAAAATTGGTCACTAATGTTGAATTAGCAGTACCCATTTTTCAATCCTCCCTATGCCGATTCATCGCAGGAAATTTCAACAACTTTGGCTTCTTCCATACGGGTTGCACCAAAAGTTGCAGAATAAAATACCTGCGTTGAGTAGCTTTTATCACTACGCTCATCAATCTTAGCGACAACGTCTTTGCCGACCGCCAATTTGATTCCGTCTTCGGCCCACGCAAAACATTTACGAATGTTTGACGCGACAGAAAGACGGGTACTTGTGATGAACTTGAATCCCATAAAGGTGTCGATGTCACCTTGGACAAGAGCTTTTACACTAGCAAAATCCGAAGATGTCACCTGAGTGACGCCTAGTAGGGCTTCGATCTGCGCGGGAGCTACAACGATGTAGCGTTTGATGCTAGGATCAACGGAACCGTTGTCTAATATCTTCTTTGCAGAAAGTAGTTTTGCCAAGGTTAAGTCAGCAGAGCCGTGGGCTATTTGCTGGCCTGATCCTATGGCGGTTGAAGTTGCACCAGCCTTGCCAGTTTTGGCAGTGCCAGTAGCAGCAGTGATGATCGCATCATCCATTGCCCTTCCCATAGCAGCGGCTGCTGCACGGGCGTAGGTGGAAGTCGGATCAATTAGCATTCTGACTTTATCAGCGTCGTCAATACATATTTCTTCAATCAAGGTCGCTAACCTTAATCCGCCTTACGGCTGCTGCATGTCGCCATGCAGATGAGACTATATCTTCACCCTCTAGGGGTGCTGGGAGCTTCGGACCGCTTGGCCCTACTTCCTTTCGGAATAGTCGTTGAACCTTCCGCATTTGCGGCTTGGCTGCTGATTGCCTCAATGAGGTTTCCCAGCAATTCACCCAGTTATTGCCTACTTATTGCTAAGCAGCGACCCTATTGAACCTAAGGTCAGCCCATTCGTATGTGTCAATCGTGACCATACGTCTGGAGTGGGGAGTTTCCCGTACCAACTACAGCTTTCGCTGCCACTCTTACGAGCTTTGTGGTCTGGACTATACCTTGACCGTCGCCCTTAGCGTTACGGCCCCCACCGTCTAGTCTCTACACGTTCCCTTACGGGCTTCGCTCGGTATTGCCATTTTAAAGGTTTCACCGAATTTGATGGGTTTTCAGCTTACTGTTTCCAGTAGGCTAGACAGAAATGTTTATCAGTGGCGTATCCCCGTGGCGTGTAGTTCTCTTTTGTGCCGCAGTTGAACCAACCTGGTCGAAAAAACCTTTTTCGCCCGTGACTGACTCTTCTGAAACACAAGATCGCAACAGACTGCCCATCTGTTGTGATAGCAACTGTACGTTGCTAGAGAACTGGTTAACAAAAGCAGTACTAACTTGTGTACTCATTTTTCAGTTCCTTCGATCAAGAGTTAAGAATGATCGAAGAGCTACCCGTCAGGATGACGGACTTTTCTTGCCTTTAACGTCTGCCAGGACGACGGCACTTTACCGTAAGCAGAAGGGCCTTGCGGTTATCCTTCTTCTTGAGGAGTTAACATTTCCTCAAACTTTAATGCCTCCTGAACCCACCAATCGTGTTCAGGATGGCGGTGATCCCAATAGGGTGTTCCTTGTTTTTTAATCTCCGATAGTTTTTGCTTTGCCTCATCAGGTGCCATAACACCAGCACCCTTGGGACCCGCAATTGAATCTTCTCCAATCTTTTCGCGGATGTAATCACCCACATTCGCAAACAGTTTTATAATGTCGGGATGATCCCCGAACTTAACGCCGTCAGCCGTTGTCAGATCAGCTAGGTCTTCATCGGCAAAGTTCATCAGAACGCCTTTTGCACCAGCGACCTTGTTCTCAAATGCACGACCCCATTCACGTTTTAAGGCTAGGTCTGCTTCCGTCCGTTTACTTTCAAGCTCAGCGTTACTCGTTTCGGCATGACTGCCCATGCGCTCTTCATACTCATTAAGGAGGTTTTGAGCTTGTGAACTGTTTAACCCGATTTTATGAGCCGTTGACTTGAACCAATCAAGCGTATCCGCATCCGCAGCTTCACTAGCTTCAAGCTTGTAGTCGCCGGATGTTTCGGGACGGCCCAACTTATTATAGACCGCCGACCAATCATCGTCGGTAGCCCACTTCCCCGGTACGGGTATCTTATCTGATCCGATCATGCTTTCAGCATGAACAAAACCTTTTGCTAAGGAGCCAACATCTTTAATTGTTTCAAGAGATTTATGTCCTCTGATTTCTTCTGGGAGACTGTCCTTCCATGAAGTTTCTTGCACTGCCGTTGTTTCAACAGACGGTGCTTGTCCAGCGTCTGCTGGGGCTTCCGCTACCTGCGCTTCTTCAGCCATGATTTAATTGTCCTCGTCAGTTGTTTCCTGTTGTGGTGGTGGATCATCCGACAGCATGTTCAGCAAAAACAACGCAACATTTCGTTGCCCATCTTTGAATGCCATCTCGTGTGTATTCTCACTGAAGACAGGTGCAAAAAGATTACACCGCCTCTGCAAATCGTTCATCACGATCTGACCTTCTTCTGATGAAAATACGAGCTTGTAATTTGCTTTTAAGTCCTCTGGACTCATACGACTTCTTCCGTTTCTGCTCCAACTGGTTGTTCTGCTGCCGTTTGTTGTAGACCGTCTACGGCCTTAACCGCCGGAGCAGCATTTCCGGCGGCTTCTGCCATCTGAGCCATCTGCGCCATTTCTTGTTGCTGTGCTTGTTGCTCAGCTCGTTCTGTGCGTTTTTGGAAAACCTCATCTTCACCACGGACAACGGAGGCGGGGACGCCCAAGACCTTGATGAGATATTTCACCATTCCGTCCGTATCCATGTAATCAAATACACCTGGATCAAGCTGACCCATCGGGCCAATAAGTTCGAACAGACGCATGACAGACTGCACGTCGCCGCTTCTTTGTGCCTTCGCCAGCGGTGAAACATATTCGATATCAATGTCGCCTTGTTCTTGAAGACTTTCCGGCGCTGGCATGAAAGCTTGCTGCCGGGCGAGGATGTTAAACACGCGATTAATTAGCGGTTGCAATAGTTCAGCCTGTAGGCGTCCCAACACAGGGCCAAGCAAACGCATCTTTTCTTCGGTGCGCTGCACGACTTCAGTAGCCGTCATCTGGGGCCCTTCACCCATGATGAGCTGATCAACAAAAAATGCTGATCGAATAGCGGTGCGGCGCTGTTCTTCCATTGAAAGGCCCAACGGGTTATTTGCACCAATATTAAGAGGTTCTAAGCGATCCCGTGTGCCTGACCTGTAGAAGTTCAGGCCGCCAGGTACGGTCCGTATCGGCAACATAAAGCCATCGTCTGGCACCATGAGCGGTGGATCGACCTGTTTCTGTGCTGCCCGAATGGTCGTTTCGGACATTTTATTAAGCATCTTCACGTCAGGCAGTGCCGTCATTGCAGGTGAACGGCCATAACCCAACTCAAATGATGCTTTTAGATAGCGTGGAACAGTGTAAGGAAATTCATCATATCCACTCTCAGACATGATAATCTTTTCGTCAGGGTCGATGTAGCAACTTAAAAACGGTTTATTGAGCGTATCTTCTTTTGTTATGTCGCGTTCTTCGCGTGGACGCACGACATGAATAATAGTGACTTCAGAATAGGGGTCTTCAGTCAAAGCCTTGGTCATCTTCTGCGACAGGGACTTTTCGCCAAAGCGCATCGCCGCAGCACGTACCGGCATTTTAAATTTGCGGTAGACCGTATCAACCCGGCCCTGGTCATCTTCCGACACATAACATTCAGAAATGTGCCTGGTCCCGAACCGCACTTGGTTCTCTTCGTCTGCCTCGACAAACATCACGCCTGTGCCAAAGGTAATCAGATCGTGATATAATTCGTGTACCTGTTCCTGAAAGTTTGAGCGTTGAAATGCCTGGTACATCACATCGGTTGCACCTTCGAGCCATTCCTTAGCCTCATCCATCATGTCGGTTTCGTTATCGCGGAAGCGAAGCGAAAACCAAGGTGTCGAGGCGTTGGTCAACATACCGTGCAGGGAAGCTGACAAAAGCTCAGCCGAATGAATAGCGGTGCCGTCGAAAATCAATTCCTGCCGTTTATCACCTGCGCTTCGCTTTTTGGTAATGTCTGCTTTTCTTGGAACAATGTAATCGGCAACTTCTTGCCAGTGATGCTCCCAAGTCATGCGCTGGGTTTCCAGCGTAGACAAACGACTGAGCAACATAACGGCCATTTCTTCTGCTGGCATATTAACTTCCTAAAAGAGTTTTACGGCTAACAGGTGCACCACCGATTAACCCACCCGTCATTATTGTCCGGCTGCGCTGCCGTCCCCGGCGTGGTCTGCCCCGTTCTTCGTCATCTACTTCCAGCCCGACATAGGGAGAACGTGGTCTAATCATATTTGTCGGGGTAACTGGTGGATCAGGTTGCACTGGTGGATCTGGATCTGGATCAGGATCTGGATCAGGTGGATCTGGATCAGGATCTGGATCAGGTGGATCTGGATCTAGATCAGGATCTGGATCAGGGTCCGGGTCAGGGTCCGGGTCAGGATCTGGGTCCGGGTCAGGGTCAGGATCTGGGT